CCCCTCGCGGGGGTCCTGCAAAAAGGAAAACCATCCTATATAGTAACTGATCATTATTATATCAGTATTCTGTACTTTCGCTATCGATTGGTAATCGTTAACTATGGCACTGTATATATGAATATTGTTCTCTTTTTTGATCTTTGTAGTAATCGTTAGATTCTACGGACTCTGAAAGAGTCGTTGTTCTTCTTTTAGTAACTCGGCTCATAGGAGCGCGCTATGTCAGTCAAAGAATATAAAATATTTACACCTACCGCCCAAGAAAATTGGTGGTTTAGGTGGACTTGGTTTCAACTTGACGGGACTCCCTCTTTTACTCAATACATTGATCCTTCTGATCTAAGTGCCACAAGTGGCCCTATGATATCAGAGATATGTAAATGGACTTTCCCTAGTCCGAGGAGGAAGCCCACTGGTTCTTTAAAATTACACCCAACATCTGCCGGCTTATTAAAAATTAAGTCTTTAGATTTGCCTGTCTATCTGAAAAATATTGAGTTCCTATATGATGGATCTCACATAAAGTACGAATGGAGAGGTGCTTGGAGTATCCCCGCTTATGGGGGTGTACCAGGCAGTATAATTGACCAGTTGACTATTGAAGCCGATAATGCTGTTTCTTCCAAATTAAGAGACTCACTATCTAGTGAGAATCTTTCAATGGCTGAAACTATCGGTGAATATCGCGAAACGTTAGATACTCTACGATATTTAACGGAAATAGTAGGGGCCTCAGCTCTAGCTGCGGTTGGAAAAAGGATACCATTGAGTCAGATGATTGTTGGAACTATTAATAAGTTTTCAACAGCATCCTCACGTGGCATGAAAGTTTCCAAGTTCAACGTAAGCTCCCTACCTTTAGCCTGGGTTATCAGCCATTTGGCTGTTGGTCCAGTTTTGGGGATGATAAATAGTATTCAATACCAATTTTCTGGGTTGAACGATTTAACATCGACCAAAAATATCGGTGCTAACCACACAGCCGAAAAAGTCCTCAACGATTATGTTGTCGACTCTACCGGTCTTGGATGGGGATTCCGATATGAAGTAATAGCAAATGGGACTGTTTCTGTGAAGAAAAAGACCTCTCTGCTAGTTAAAAGTAAATGGGGAAAGCCTAGTTTTTCTATAGGTAACCCCCTCGAGTGGATATGGGCCGCTACACCATTAAGTTTTATGGTGGATTGGATTCTCCATGTAAATCAATTATTTAGTTCATTAAACGATATTCCTCCAGATATTGAATTTGGTGGTTATACAAAATATGAATTAAAGATGGATCTAAAATTCACTACTCGTCTTCTAGATGGCCAGGACAATTGTGTCATGAGCAATTCAGAAGGACTTTTAACACATCGCGAAGTGTCACGACGCGAGTTCCTTGAAGGAGTAGACTTAAAGAAGGGTGTCGGTTTTAGATTCGATCCTAAATTAAATTTAGGAAAAGAATTAACCGCTGCATCAATCTTTATGTTAATGCTCTCTCGAGGTCGAAAGTCGTAATTTACACTAATATTTTTTAACTATTAATGAGGATACGAACATGTCACAAAAAGCTGACTTAGTTCTGAATGACGGCACATTAGACCGTACATACAAACCCAGTTCAACAACTGGTAACACAACAACCTGGATCGATAGAACAACTTACTCTATCGCAGGAGGACAGTCAGTGGTCACGTTAAAAACGGATCAGCTGAATGCCAAACGTAATACCGATAAAGTCTCTTTAACGGTCGCTCTGCCGAAGGTAGTCAATCAGACTATCAATGGCGTAGCGCGTGACGCAGTAGTTAGCGTTGGACGATACGTGGGTGGGAATTTCATATTCCCAGGTGATTGGAATGCCGATGATCGCAATATCTTATTGAACATCACTTGTGCCTTAATGACACATAGTGTAGTTCATGACGCTACTGTGAATCGCGACGCTCCTTATTGAGCGCACTTAGTTGCCTCAACACCAAATTTAACCCATGTTATATCCGTTAGGAGTACATTATGGAAGACAGGATTAAGGTACTTATTGATCTGGCTCGATGCCGGAAAACTGAAGTTGCCTCCATTGTTATTAAGTTTTGTGAAGAAAATGATCTTGAGAGCTTACTTAAATATAAGCTCCCTGGATCCCATTTGCTTCGTGATTACTACTTCCCTAGAAAAGGTGAGAGTAGATCTGACTGTAGAGCACGCGTTTTGCGTGATTTCCGTCACGATTACTTTTTAACCACGACTTTAAAACGTTGTGTTTTCAAAGGTGTAAAAACCCAAGAGGAGATGGAAAAAGATGCATATGATTCATTCATAATGAATGAAAATAAATGTAAAAAGGCAAATTTAAACTTGCAGCTAAACTCTAATGGCTTAGTGCCAATTGTTGCTGAGAATCTTGCAAAAATCTTAGGACGATTTAATCCGAAGATAGTTGTAGAAGGTTTTGGACATGGCCCAGGATCGAGTTTTTCTCAATCTATTCAGGGATGTACCCATGTATCAAAGTTCTCACGTTTGCCTTACGTCACTTCAAAACTTGAACCATTCTCCCGCTCTATAATGGGTGAGAGGTGGTGGCTCGCACATGCGAAATCTGAAGACTGGTTTGATTCAGCCGGAATTCCGATGCTACCTTGTAATGAAGATGACGCGGTCTCTACTTTATGCATCACAGACTGTAATGAATTCATCACTGTCCCGAAGACATCCTTGAAACTTCGGCCTATTTGCATTGAACCCAGCCTTAATCTGTTTTTTCAGAAAGGTGTTGGGTTTGCAATGAGTCGACGTCTCACACGTTCCGGTAATGATATAAAAACTGGACAAGAAAGGAACCGTAATCTAGTTAGTATGTGCGTAAAGAAAAACTTATGCACTATAGATTTATCGGCTGCCAGCGATACCATTTCTTTTGGTGTTGTTCGAATGCTGATGCTTCGGAAAAAGTCATTATTACCTTGGCTTCACGCTATGGAGCTTGGTCGCTCCCCTAATACGATGATAAAAAATCCGTATTCAGGGGAGATTGAGTTCCATAAACTTTACAAATTATCCTCGATGGGTAACGGTTTCACTTTTGAATTTGAAACCGCATTATTCCTATCGATAGTCCGCGCAATTGTCCCTCAAGATAAATGGGATCTTTGCAGTACTTACGGTGACGACATTATATGTCCTCGTGAGTATGGAAGTAAAGTTGTTGAGGCTTTGGAGACTTTTGGATTTACCATTAACAGTGATAAAACCTTCCTGTCAGGTTTGTTCTTTGAGAGTTGCGGTCATGATTATTTCGATGACCAATATGTTAGACCTCCTTTGATTCCCGAAGGGAAATCAGATGATGTTTCTCATGTTGTTAGTTGGAAAATAAGATTCGCTAATGCATTGAGACTATACTCCTGTGCTATTGCTGATTGGACAAAATCCGATCGTAGTAGTCCAGGAAGCGATTTTGACACGAGTGCTGGTTTTGTACGATTATCTACATTCTTAGAGAATGAAGTTAATCGCCCCTACTGTGCTTCTGTCTATAAATCGGCGTATAATAAACTTATACGCGAGGAAATAACGGATGTTCCGTTAATCCCTCCTAGTCTCGGCGATTCTGGTTTAGTGGTGCCAATTAGTTCGGCTCGCCCTGTTAGGGCGTCGGACTGGATTGAAGGATACGATGTTATGTATCTTAGTGCCACAATGCCTAAAACCGAAATATGGAGTGATTTTTTATCCATATATCAATTGCATGATCTCTCGTCACCTGTTCATTCAGATTTTTATAGACTGAATGCGGTCCATTTAGAGTCCTCTTCATTCACAATGAGGAAGAAGCTATATCAATGGATTGATACCCGAAAACAAAGAAAGCCTGAGCAGAAAGAAAAATCTGCTCATGTAAAAGCTTTACTACGTTTAGGATATCAGGTGAAAAGGCAACGCGTTCTTGTCCCGACTTGGGACGACAACTTAGTTTGGGGTTCTAAATATTGAATCACTTAACGCCAACGTTATAGCCGTAAAGCTATATGGTTGAAGATATTCCCTGGTTTCTGTATGAAGCCAGGTGGACGCAACACTTCTAGTCTAGTCTCATGCCTTGCGGCTAGACAC